TGTTGTAACGTCTGATTGATTTCTGCTAGCGTGGTCATAGCTTATCCCTTTTGTCGTTGTTCCTCTTGCTCTTTCATATCCTGTATGAGCAAGGTGACATATATTTCCCTCTCCCAAGGTATCATCATCTCAATATCATTTAACGAATATTTATGGTCTTGCATCAATCTAAAGTTGGTGGTGTAAAAATTAACCAGGTTGTCATGGGAGAGGCATATTAAAAAAAATCTTGGATACCCTGTAGAGTAACAGTGTTGGGGTGATTGCAGTGAGTACAATTAAACTTTACTACATGAGAAAGTTTAGGAATGTTTTGAACAAACTCGCCAATATCATTGAACTGCTGTGGTGTTAGTGAGTCAAGAAAGGTTGTGACATCTTCTGCTGGCTCATCATCAAATTTAATATTGACGCTGTCCGACTGTAGACTATCAAGACATGCAACTATAATGTGATACATTGCTTCTGTGATGCTATCAGCAACATGAAGATCTTTGTTTCGTACCATAGAATAATATCTTGGATATCTCATCTTAAGGACGTATTCATCGTTTAGCTTAATTATTCCAGCAGTCTTTGGAACATCTATCTTGATCTCTTCCAGGTTAATTTGAACAGGAGATGCCTTTTCACATTCAGAACAAGTAATAGAGATGTTTGACTTTTCTCCGACAGACTTCGCACGAATTTGAGTGAACACAAACTCCACATCAAACGAAGTCAACGTTTTTAGATCTATCGGCGTCAGAACACACGCCTCAATGGTATCCGTGATTGCATTTAGAATCTGAGTTTGATCTTGAGTTTCCATTGCCATGAGGAGAACTTTTTGCTCTTTGGCTAGGAATGGTCTAAACTTTATTTGAGCTTTTGTTGAAGGTATTATTAAGTCATACTTTGGAACATTATTAATTTTTGGTAAAGCCATTTCAAATCCTTGTTATATCCATTTTGTGTAGGCTAGCTGAACAGTATACTCAACTAAACCATCTTGTTCATTATTCAGATCAATTGAATTAATAGTTATTGGCCAAGCGCCAAACAACTTTGTTTGGTTAACTATCATCGAAGATGATACTAAGTTAATATCCAAGTTAATGTTGATAGGAAAAGAGCTTTTTGGAAACAAAGTTGTTGATGCATCAAACAACGGAAACCCCTGACCTTTTTTCAATTGGTTAATCACAACCTGCTTACCGTAGTCGCTCTTATATCCAATCTGATATGTGTTAGGGTCATAGGCTATCTTCTGCCACGCCTCAAAGTACTTCTTTACACCATAGTCGTTTAACACTCTGAATGTAAATGTTACATCATCTGTAACTGATCCGTTGGCAATCTTTTCAACCTTGGTGCCTATGATATTTTCCATAGTCTGAACTTGTCTGCCAGGCAAGGTTACCGCGCTGCAAAGCAAGTTTAACTCACTTGCAGTTGTGGTTGCTCCGGGAATAGATGGAAGGATAACTTGGAACAGGTTTGTTCTTGCTAACCCACCGCCTTTGCTGACAAGGCCCTTAAATTCTTCTATCGTGTTGACCATTACATCATAGCCCTTGAATCTCTATACACTTCACGTGCTGTTGCTTTCTGGAAGTCGGCTGTTGGAAGAAATACTGCAATCTCCCACTCTGGCGCTTGGACCATTGCAAAGCGACTAACCACGTGTTCTGTTAAATAATGCTTGATACATGGCTTGAAGTATTTGTACTTCGAAGCACTCTGTAGCATTTTGTATGTCAGGTTGAACTTAGTCGACTGATCGTAACGCTTGTTGTTTGTAACGTCTAAAAGCGCGTCTAAGAACTTAGCTCTGAGCACTGGCGGGAGGTAGTGCAGGTTCAACCCTAGAAAGCCTCCTGGGGCGGGCTTTAGCACGATAACAAGCGGGAAAGAGTCGTAGTATGGCAGCGTCTCTTTATGCTTCGGATCGTAGAAGAACATAAACATTGATCCAATCACCTGTCGATTCTTTATCTCGATAGGCTCTTCTTTCATCAACGTGTTACGGTTAATGTTCTTCATGTCCTTCACTTTGTCCATGAACCATTCGCGGGACTGAGTAGTCCGCGGTGTAATTCCAGCTCTAAAAGCTTCATATTCGAGTTTTTGAAATAAATTACTCATGTGCTTATTTATGTTGATTTTTCTAAAAAGCGATGTATAATCTTATTACCGCCTGTTGCGGCCGGCAGAAGGTGCTAATGGTTTCAGAGGCTTAAGAGGTTTTGGCATGATCCCAAGCTTCTGTAATGTGTGTTCTGTCCACACTTGAAACTCGTAGTTGTTATCTTTTGCAAACTTATCAGCAGCTTTCCACTTGCACTGGTTCTTAACATATGTCGTAGCCTCTGTGACATACTGTTTAGTCTTACGCTGGCCAGTTGGCGGTCTTGTTTGCTTGTCGGGCTTGATCTCTATTAGATAGGTCTTGCCCTCGACTGTGGTGTATTTTAGATCGATGAAGTATCTATGGTAGCTCTTATCAATCTCATAGAAGTATGGAATGACAACTTCTTCTGACGACCACTCTTTGATCTGAGGGTTTAGATCTAACCACTTAAAGCAATAACGCTCCCACATAGATCTAAAGATCACGTTGGTATGGTCGCCCTTGTACTTATGAGCGTTTACAACTTTGTACTTGCCTTGGTAGGTCATCGAAAAACCATATAAATAAAGTCAACATGTAACTTATTTATTTAGGTGTTTAATGCCCGGGCAACCACTACCCAACAGCTTACGTTTTCCAAGAGAAAATGTGAACGACTACAAGGGAACTGTTGAGTTTCGCTTGGTTACAATACTGCCACCAACTATCAACATCTTTCAAGCTCAGCGGGTGATTAATAACTTAGCTGATGATGGTACTAACAGCGCCGGAGTAGATGGTGGACTGTGGGCTGGAGCTGTTAATGCTACAACCAATGCTCCAGTATTGCCTGGCCGTAGAGAAATTCCAAGCAAGTTTCCAAATGTTATCTTGTATCTTCCACAAGCGATGACTTTCAATGATGGTATGGAGTATGATAACAATGTACAGCTTGGAGTTGTGGGGGCTGTTGGAGAAGCTGCTCTTAACAGTGGTCAGAGTATGTATGAAGCCGTCACAACCATGGTTAATTCAGGGTTGAGCTCTTATACTGATTTATTCAAACAACTTCCAACTCAAGATCTTGCAAGATTGGCTATCACGCGTGCAACTAATAACATTCCAGTTGTTGGTGATGTTGTTTCAAGTGCAACTCGAGTAGCGGTTAACCCTAACAGACGAACATTGTTTAGAGGGGTTCGTCCAAGAGAATTTACATTCCAATTTAAAATGATCGCTAGCTCTCCTCAAGAAGCTATTGATATTGAGAAGATCATAACATTCTTTAGAAGTCAAATGCACCCAACATCCATTGATCTTGGAACAATATCTGCTGGATACAAATATCCCAACCCGTTTATCATTGATATGAAATATAACGGTAAACGGGTTGGTCCTAGAATGTTGAATTCATATCTGGTTAATATGTCAACAACATATAACCCGAGCAGTATGGGATTCCACATCGATGGATACCCATCAGAAGTAGATATTCAAATGAACTTCTTTGAAGAAAGAGCTATCGATAGAGCAGATGTGGCGAAGGGATACTAATGACATACTTTGCATCCTATCCTAATATTTTTTACAAATTCGGTAATGAAGCTACTGAGAATCTAATTCAGGATCTTTCAGCATATGTTGAGATCATTGATAATATAAAAGATAATCTTGATTTTTATACTACATATACAATCTTGGAAGGTGAACGTCCTGATCAACTGTCTCAGAAGTTATATGGATCAACTGACTATTATTGGACCCTCTTTTTAATGAATGATAACATAAAAGAAGAAGGTTGGCCTCTTAATTCAGCTGATCTTGAATCTCTAATAAAAAAAGATTTACCTTATGTGACAATAACCACCCGCGACAATATATCAACAACCTTTAAAGCTGGTCAAACAATAACCGGTTTAGGGTCAGGCGCGACTGGAACAATTATGTCAAGGCGATTAGATTTTGGACAATTAATAGTAAAAACAACTGGAACATTTATTGCTGGTGAAGTTATTACTAGTACTGTTGGAACCACAACTGAATCTGCTGTTCTTTCTACGGGAAACATACTGCAGTACAACTCTATTCATCATTGGGAAGATGAAGATGGAATTTGGGTTGATGTTGATCCTGCTGTTGGTACAAGCGCAATCTATACACCTATAACTTTCTATGACAAGTATATTGCGGACAATAATACACTTCGTGAAATTAGAATTATTAAGCCTCAAGCTATTAACTCGGTCTATAGAGCGTTCAATGAGGCATTGTCGTCCTAATGCAACCAAGTAATGAATCATCGTCAGCATATTCTTTTGAGTTAGAAACTGCTGAATTATACAGCCCAAATTTTCCTGAACGCGTGTTTGATATAAAAAACATCGTGATTGATATTGACATCTTTGAAAGTATTGAGAAGCCATATTTAACTGGAAACATAACAGTTATAAACGATAACGACTTATACTCTGTATTTAACTTTAATGGTATTCAGTCAATTAAGCTTGGTTTTAGATTACCTGAGAAAGGTCACAAAGCTGTATACAAGAGATTCTACATTGATAAAACTATTCAAAACATAAAAGCTACAGATCGCGAATCGACAATTCTATTCCACATGATTGAAGATATAGGATACGTGTCAGAATTTATCAATATCAATAATGTATTTGAAGGTAAAGGGTCAGAGATAATTCGTAAGATAGTTATGTCTTACTTTGACCGCAAGGTAGTTTTTGTTGATGAAGTTGAAACAATAGAACCTCAATATCCGATTAAAGTGGTTGTTCCAAACCTAACTCCTGTTGAAACAATGAATTGGGTTTTGGATAGAATGACTGCGGAAGATGGATCCCCATTCTATTTGTACTCTACATTATCGGGTAGCGGTCTTAGTAGAGATAAATTGAACACAGGATTGTTTCTAAAAAATTGGCAAACTATGGTTAACCAAGTTAATAGAACCAACAGTCCCTTTGTGTATTCTACTGCCGAGACCAATAGAAGTAACACATCAATAGAACAACAGATGTTTGTTATTCAAAGTCATTACGATAATGAATCTGCTGACATTACGACATTGAATGACTCTGGGTTTGTAAACTCTAAGTTTCTATTCCACGATGTTAATACAAACACAACATACATTCCAGGGTATGATGAACCAACTGTAAACTATGGATCAAACAGAACTCTTCCATACGGTAAAAGATGGACAGCTAAAGGCTTCTTTGAAAAGGGTTTAGTGGGTTCAAGATTGGCTGGGGCTGTTACTGATAAGTATCCCCAAGCTGGGAGAATTCCTTATGACTTGAACATACCTCCAACCACACAAGGAGATGTTAATCCTCTTATTAGTGCTCGCCCAGAGAGTAGAGTGATAGCCCAAGTTTTCAGCTCAGCAACCCATGATCCAAAATTCTATTCATATCTTGAAGGCCGCAACGACAACGATCATCTAACAAAGATCAATTCAAAAGCAATTAAAAACTGGTCAATGTTTTCACCTTTGACGTTTGCTGTCCCAGGTAGATTGTTCCTCAATGGAAACGTTAATGCAACTATTGGGGTAAAGTATAGATTGCAATTCATATCCGGAGTTGGAGAGCAGGCAAGGATAGATAGCCATAGAACAGGCGACTACTTAATGTACGCTGCTAGACATGTGTTTTCTCGAGACGCTGGATATACTGTGCACTTTACTGGTGTAAAGTTGACAGGTGGCAAGCCAGGACCTCAGAACAATGTTGATGCTGCACCAATTTCTTCTAATATATCTACTCCTATCACAGGACCTCAGTAATGTTTAAAGCTCTTAGTCATGCATTTTATGGAGATCAAACCCGTTGGTTTATTGGTAAGGTTGTTGATAACAATGATCCTTTATACCTTGGGCGAGTGCGTATTAATATTCTCGGCATTCACGATAACGTTGCTGATGCTGGGGATCTTCCTTGGGCATCTATGGTTTTACCGACAACAGAGGGTGGAGTAACGTCAGGGTTTCCTCCATCTCTAGATCTAGGTGCTCAAGTATTTGGAATTTTCTTAGACGGTGTCCAATCTCAGTTACCACTTGTAATTGGTTCTATTCCTCACAAATTGTCGTACAATGATCCTGAGTCTGGAACCTTTGGTGTTGATCGTGATAGACAGGGTTTTATCGACACTCAACCAGGAGCATATGCCGGAATTACAGAACCTATTGGTTCTGCAAACGAAAGTGCTGAAAAGGCATACAATTATTTTAGATCTGTTGGATACTCAGATGCTGTGACTAGAGGCATTATTGGAAACATGATTGTTGAGTCTGGAAACTTTGATCCAAAAAACATCGGGTTTGATCCTGGCGTAAGACGAGATAACGGATCAATGGGTGTCTGCCAATGGCGCCTTGGTAGATTAAACGGACCAAAAGGTTTAAAAGCTTGGGCTGCTCAAAACAATCTCAATCCCGAAAACCTTTCAACACAATTTCAATTTACAAAATTTGAGCTTGATACCTTTGCAGATCTTGGTAAACAGGAGCTATTTAACTGTACAACACCTGAACAAGCTGCAGTGACTTTTTGTAGAAAGTTTGAAAATCCAGCTTTTGAAGTTGGAAGACCAACTAGCGCCTATAGGGACCCTCCTTACTCAACTACAGGCGGGTTTCCAATACAGAGATCTCATGAGAATCGCCGCATCAACGCCGCTAAAACTATTGTGTTTAACTCTAGATCTGTAACTAGCTCAAGCGGCGCGGTGTGATTGTAGGAGAAACAATATGAGTGCATTTACAGGCTTAAATCTAACATTAGCAAAACTTAATTCTCCATCAAGTTTGGGATCCCTATTAGATACAACATTTGATATCCAACTACAATTAGATACTGCTATTACATCTAAACTTGGTACACAAGTTGGCCAAATATTTGGCGGTGTTCAAGCATTAACTCAGGAAACAGATGGTGTTGGTGATTTTGTTTCTGGATCAGGGATTGTAATGCTTGCTGGAAATCCTCCAGGTGTTCAAGTTCAAAAACCTAGTAGCTCTTTGAATGCTGATCTATCTGCAATAACTGAAACTGATATTGCTTGCGGCGGTCTACTTGCTATTGCAATTGCTGCAAACAACCCCGAAGCTATAGCTAAAATGGTTAAAGGTGTTGTTGGAAATATTTCTGCTACAGCTCTTGGTGAAATGATGAAGGAAATATCGCCTGCAATTGATGCTATTCAAGGTAAAATTAATGGAGTATTGACAAATGTTGAGAATAGTATTAATGGAGCGTTAGGTGGTGTAAATGCAGCTTTGAATGAAGCATTGGGCGGCGTAAATGCAGCTATAGGTCAGGTAAATGAAGCAATTAGTGATGCATTAAGTTTGGGTGAGTCTCTGCCTTGTGGTATAAGTGCAGCAGTAACCACAACTCCTCTTATCCCTCCTGTTGGATTTGGAGCTTTAAGTAGTATTGGTGGTGGAGCGTTAACAGAAATAAGTAACTTCCAATTAAAAATTGGTCTGAATTTAAATTCTGGCTTAGCAGATTTATTAAATGGTGCCGCAACAACATATGAAAATAGTTTGCCACCATTTTTTTCAACATTGACTAATATTAATGCTGGAGGAAATACTGGAGATGATATAACCGTTAATTCATCAGTGCAAGTGCAATCTATACTTGCTGGGGCTACTAGAGAAATAACAACAGTAGTTGTTGGATGCTCAAACACATTTAAAGATCAAGATGTGAGAGCAAGCAATGTTCC